AGATTGCGCTGGGTAAGTGCGTTTGCTGTGTCTAGTGCCGCAAGTTTTTCTGCGACTGTTGGGGGCGCTGGAATGGGCTTGAGGGCTTGCGCTTCTGCGTCAGTGATCTGCACACAGCCAGCGGGAAGAAGATGCTCGAACGATGCGTCTTCGAGAAAGTACAGCGCGTTGGATTGGTCTTTGTAGTGCATGATTTTTCCTTAGCGGAGTTCGTAAGCAGTGCCAGTGAGACTGGTTGAATAGGATGCTCCCGTTGGGATGATGGCCATATTTACTGTTTGCGTTGTCCCATTAGCTGATGCGACTGGGCCGAGCGCAGCGCCATTTATTGTGATTGTGCATGATGAAGAACTGTAAAAAACCATAAGGAATATTGGTTTTCCAGTAGTGTTGTAGTAGGTTGTTCCGCTGGTGCGGGTAACACTCTGCCAAGTCTGCCCATACCCCAGCGAGGACATCGCAGCAAGAGCCTGACCGCCGTAACCTTGGATGGTGCTAGGTGCCGTAGCCCATGTGCCCGCTGTAGCCTGTGTGCTTTCCACGTAGCCAATGACACGGTACGCCATAGGCGAGTTACGCAAAGTCGTTGAATAAAAAGCTGTTGCAGAGTTAGAAGCCCCTGATATAGCTAATGTACTCATGAGGCCTGTTTCGCTCAGGTCCACTCCACCAGCAATGTTAATTACTGCTAGTTCAATTCCACTTCCACCCGATGGCGTCGAGTTGAAAGCTATAACTGCCAAGCGCGATTGTGTTGCAGAGACAGTTCCGAGCGTTGCCGTGGATGGGACTACCAAATTTGCAGGCGTACCTGTGATGGTTGTCGTGGCACCGCTGCCCAGTGTGGTTGACCTGAAGGCAAGGCTTAAGGCGCCTGTGCTGATCGTAAGGGCATTAGCCGCAACTGATGCCGAGATGTTGATTATTTGTGGTGCTGCTGCGGACGCCTGCACCGAGTTATCAGCGAACTGTACGCCGGAGTCTGATATTGATGTTGTCATTTATGCGACCCTTGTTATTGTGAACTGGACGGTGTTGTTTGCACCTGCTGCACCCGCAGCAGTGTGTGGGCGAATGACAGACCCAGCAGGTAGGTAAAGTGTGCTTCCTACATATCCACATGTATTTGCGAGGCTAGGTGTATACACGTAGGCCAGTCTGTCTGCATCCGTAATTCCCGATATGTTGACTGTCGGTTGAGTGGTGTTCAGTGAAATTCCTAGCTGGTCTGAGGTTGTGAAATTCTCTGTATAGCCTATTGCGTAAACACCAGAGGTGTTGACTGTAAAAGATGCACCAAGAGTTGCACTGTCCGCGTAGAGAATGTCACTGCCTTGATTAGTAACAACAACACTAAATCTACGAATGCGTGTATTCGTGCTTCCGTATCCGTTGGCGGTATTCAGCCGCACCATACTTTGCACTGCTGTTACCGCTGGCACTTTAAGCAACGTAGGTGTCCCATCAGCAGCAAAACTAAGAGCATTAACTTTGGAACCGGCAGCACCAGTTTGCAGAACTAATGTGCCATCATTACCGGCAGATTGGATAAGTCCGGCAGAGGCGTCACCTGCTGTGATTATTGTTTGGGTCATTTATGCGGCCCTCAATTTGAAACGGTAAGACCAGTTGGAAGCAGTGGGGACAACGCCGGCAGCTGTTGTTTTGTTCAATATAAGCCAACCGCTTGTTGCAGAAGACCACCCAGTACCTACTTGGGTGAGGCTTTTCCAAACAATAGAGCCTAGAATAAAAACACCATTGCTAGCTCCAGGGTTTTGAATTACATCACCAACTGAATACCCTTGCTCTGCCGTAAGACAGACGAACTCTAAAACGGCCTCAGCTGGAATAACGCCGAGGCCATGCGAAACTGTAGTAACTGCAGTTGCTGCAGGTAGCGGTGTAACCGCAGTGGTGTATTGAGTCAGTGACCCATTCCCAACACCTCCGCTCAAGTCAGCACCAACAATAGTTCCATCCACAATCTTTGCGGACGTAACAGTGTTAGCCTGGATAGTATCGACACCCAAAGTGCCGTCAATTACTACTGTCATTAAATCACCACCAGTCTTTGTCCAGACGGCACTGTGAGTACCACTCCGGTGTTAATAGTTAGGGGTCCGGCCATGAGCGCGTTCTTGCCGGTGCTCAGTGTATAACTGGTCGTCATTACGGTCTTGTTCTCGTAGAAGATAGTGTCCGTTCCGCCGCCCACCGCACCGCCGCCAGAGCCCACACCGCCCGTTAGCTGGAACTCGGTGCCGTCGTAAATCAGGATGTACGCAGCACCCGCCAGAATTTCGTTGCCCACCAGCGCGGTCGTGCCCTGCTTGGTGATGGCCTTGGCGCCCACGCCATTGATGTTGATCGTGGCCGGGCCGGTGTTCAGACCGGCTGCTACAAAATGGAACTTCTGGCCCGCTGCGTACGCCGTGAATGGCGCCGTGGCCGTCGCTGTAATCGTGTTCGTGCCAGACACCGCTGTCAGGTACTGCGGCGTGGAGTTCTGGATGGTTGTGGTCAAATTAGACGTGGTTACGTCATTGAGTGTTTCTGCAGTCAGCCTCAGCTCGACCACCGAGCCAGACACAAACGCGCGCGCCGTGGTGCCGCCGATAGCCCGCGTGACCGTCCAGACTGTTCCTGTGACGTTCGTTACCTTGACGATCTCAAGGTTTGCAAAGGTGTCCTGCAAGCAGGCATAGAACCAGTTGCCTGAGGCGGTAGTAACCGCTGGAAACGTAGCGGACGATGCGACTGTGAGGGTGGTGTCACCTGATGCGCAACCCACGGCCAGCGTGGTGTACGCGTTATTGCTGAGTAGGACTTGTCCCATGTATTTCCTTTATGCCCAGGGGGCCGGTACGACGCTCAGGTTGGCGCGACTGAAGCTCTTGTTTGCCCTAGCCCGGGCACTGTTGACCATGTACTCCCACTGCTTACCGTGGTACTCAGCGAGCTTTTCGTTAGACCAGGGACGCTTTGGCATCATCATCAGTTCGTGGATAACCCCGTGGTAAATCGCGCGACGGTATGTTGCGTAGATTGTACTGTCAACGCCTGTAGCAGCCAAGGTAGGTCGTATGGCAGCGTACAAATACAGGGTGTAGGCTTGTGCGGCATCCGGCACGGGGACGATGGCGATAGACGCCTCGTCCAGTCGAGTAACGGCGGTGGGTTCTTTGATTTCTGCCGTTTGAGGCCAGTCAGGGTACACCTCGAACACTTGCTCGGTGGTTACGACATCGAGGTCCTTCCACTTCGCCGTGGAGCCCAGGTACACCTTGGCCAGCAGGATCGTGGACAGTTCGGACTGCGCGACGGGGGAGACGACTGTGTATTGGTATGTGTTAGGAGCCAGGGAGATAGCGGCGTAGTTCACGCGCCACACTTTGGCGCGCTCGCACAAGTCGATCACGACTTTGTTCATGTAGAACTGCAGTACGACATCAGGCACGCCGGCCACGTTGGCAGCGATGTCCCCAAACACTGAAGCGTAGGTCGTGCCTACGGAGGTTGTGGTGGGGGCTAAGATGATGCTCATGCGAAATGCTCCAGCAAGGCGACCATGTAAACAGCTACAACAGGGAAGATTAGATCGAACTTGCCATCAGTTGACCACTCCCAGATTTTGAAACCTTCGTACCAAGGCATTCCCTCATCGTCAAACCAGCCTGCGCGTTTACCGTAGCGTTTGACCTGATCAGACTCATGCTGTGCGACTTCCCGGCCAAAGTAAAAGGCAGACCCGAAAGCTGCACCAATCCACCAGCTTCCAGTGATGAAATAGATAACAGCTTGAGCTACAAGGGCCAAGAAAGCGTGAGAGACGTTGCTCATGTTCATGCTGTGGCTCCCTTGATGATGGCGAAGTTGATCTGTACAGCTTCTGCCAATGCGCCAGTAGAATCATTTTTCAACGTAATATTTGCTGCACCTACACCAACTCCAGCCCTGACAATGTAACTTGGTGGGGATATTGCGCTCCAGACGATATTTACTATTAGGGTGTCAACTGCAGAAATCAGTGAGTTATTGAACTGGAACGATATAGAAGCTCCAGCAGCTAGCGAATCAGCCATCATGGTGATCTGCCCAGTAGGCTTATTCAACGTAACAGCAGTAGACTTAGAAGTCGCCTGCGTAACCGTCCCGCCTGCGCCTGCGCCGTAGCCTAGGCCTGCAGCACCTATAACAAGGGTTTCACCAACAAAACGATTAGGCGCAGTACCGTTTGCGTAGAAGTTGTACCTACCTGTACCCGCTGGGATATTGCCGTAGAAACCGTAGTTGTTTGTGGCACCCACCAAGCTAGCATCAGCGTTAAAGCCAAACTGATTCGTTACAGTACCTGTTATCGTACCTTGCTGAGCTTGATAACCTACAACAGTGTTATAAGTTCCGGCAGCAACAGTCATAACAGACTGAAAGTTGTCTGCGCGAGAAGTTACATCTGACTGGACAGTTGCATTAACGCGAGCACCTGCAGCAAAAGCAGTGCCTGTGATATTTTTTGAGACGGTTAATGTGGCACTGCTAGATGTTGTACCACCTACAGCAAAATTCCCCGAGCTATCTTCTTTAAGCCCGTTGGTTGTCAATGCACCAGTCGCGCTAAGCGGTCCATTAAAAGTCGTCCCACCTTGTGCAGCTATAGTGAGAGAACCTTGCCCGGTTGTTGCGGAACCGCCGCTCGCTATGACGCGAACATCAAAGTCAATGTTATTTCCTGAAGAGTGGAAATCAATAAACGGTGTATTGCTCGCAGCGGTATTGCCTATTTCTATACCGGCATTCGCGGAATTCAAAGTTAGACCTCCTGCGGTTGCAGTAAGTGAAGTACCTTGAATAGAAGTAGCAGTAACACTCTGCAGCGTAGCCGTGCCCGTCGCACTTATCGTCGTGGCAGCGATGGGGTTGGGGTTTGACGGGTCTTCTAGCAGGATGTCAGAGATGGTGACCGTTGCGTATCCGGTTTTGCTAACCGTCAGTGTGTACCGACCATCGGCAGCGTAGAACGAAATTCGACCGTTGGCATCAGACGTGAATGGGTTAGATAAGACGGTGACCCCGTTGTCGGAGTACAGGGTCGGAGTTCCACCTGCAGCGTACGCGACCGTGACAGTTGCGAGAGGCAGTGGAGCGACTGC